GTCCGCGGGCTGGTCGCCCGCCGGCGCCCCTTCGGCCGGCGCCGGCGCACCGCCGCCGCCCGGGGCGTCGGCGGCCTGCCGGGCTACGCCCGGCCACGCCATGTCACTCACCTTCATGCCTTCCCTCCATCATCTGCGCCAGTTCGCGATCCGTCACGCCCATCAGCGCGACCAGCTCCACGGCCAGGTCGCGCCGGCCGCGATCGTACATGACCTCGGCCGCATCGGTGCGGTCGAGGGCGGTACCGTCTGCATCGACGATCTTGTCCTGAAGCTGCAGCACCTTGCCCAGCCGGATCAGGTCGCCCATCAGCTCGGGGTCGGCGTCGCGCGCGGCGCGCCACCGGGCCGCGACCGCGCCGGCCGCCGCCCTGTCCGGGAACAGCGCGCGAAAGATCGCCATCCGGTCGAGCACCGGCCTCATTCCGCCCCCCCTTCGGGCAGCTCCGGCACCGGCAACCAGAACGCGGGCTCGAACAGCACCTCGTGGCCGTCCAGCCCGACCCATCCGCCGTGCCGCCACCGCGCCAGCCGCACCCCGCCGATGATCGGCTTGGTCAGGCGCATCGCGTTGCCGGGAACCTGCGCGCTTTCCCGCACCACGCGGAACAGCAGCACCGCCGTGCCGTCGCGCGGCGCCTCGTTCATATCGCGCAGGATCTCCATGCTCGCCTCCCCGGACATCCGGCGGACCAGCGCCTCGATCTCGTCGCTCGCGCTGGTCCGCACCGCCTCGATGGCATCGACGCAGGCCAGGATCGCCTCTTCGTCCCCGGCCTCGGCCGCGTAGCGGGCCGCCTTGGCCAGGCCGCCCATGCTGTGCAGGCGCAGCCCGACGCTTTCGCCGACGTCGAACACGTCTTGTGCTGGATCAGTCATTGCAATTCTCCATTTCCGCGAAGGCCACCACGATGCCGCGCGTGCACCGGCCACCCAGCGTCCGGGCGACGCTGTCCACCGCCGCCCCGGGCAGCGCCAGCAGCGCCGCCCGGTGCGCGCCGCCCTGCCACCGCGTGCCCTCGAACACCGGCAGCGCCCCGTTGGCCACGAACAGCCCGTCGGGCAGCACCCGCAGGCCGTCGGCTGCCCATGTGCGGTAGAGGTGCCGTCCGTGCGCCCGGGCCGCGTAGCACACCGCCGCCGTCACCGTCGTGATATCGGGGCGCGCCGCCACCAGATGCGCCAGGCAGGCGCGCCCCTCGGCCGGATCGCACGCCGCCGGGCCGCGCGCGGGCCCCGGCGCCAGCGCCGGCAGCGGCGACAGGTGCCAGACACGCCGCCCCGCCGCCGTGCCGGCATTGAGCCGCGCCTCGCGCACCATGGCCAGCCACAGCTCCACGTCACGCGCCGCCGCGCCGCCGGGCAGGGCCGGCTCCTGCTCGTAGCGCCCCGTGGCGCGGATCGCGGGCAGCACCTCGCCCGTCACCCAGCGCCGGAAGCGGCGCGCCGCCTCCTTGCGGCTGGTGAAGATCAGCGCGTAGAGCCCGCTTTCGGAGATGATGTTCATCGTCCGAGCACCCCCGCGCCCGGTTTGACCCTCGATAGTATCGAGGGTCATTCGCTCATCGTCCTCCAGACGGCGCACCGCGTCACTTGGGTTGCCGACCTCCAGCACGCGGCAGACATCCGCGGCCACGAACCACGGCGCGCCGTCGCGCATCACCACGCGCACGGCCTGCTCCTCGAAGTCGAATGGAATGATCTCGGCGCTCATCGCGCACCTCCTTGTGTCAGAGCAATTCCGACCGCAGAGGTGTCAATCTCGGGCGGCCGGACGAACGGGGTTGACACTACCGCCACAAGGAACGGCGCACCCGCAGGTGCCCCCATCCGCCCGACCATAAGCGCCGCGCACGGGGGCGCGGCGGACGAGCGCCTTGTGTTCGGCGGGGTGTCAATCCCGGCACGCCCCTTTCCGGCGTGCAGGGGGATCTTGCCCCGCCGGGCGGCGCCTGTCAACGTGCTCGGGAACCGGAGCGGCTCATGCCTTATCGCTACTGGATTGCTTTTGTCGCCGCCTTCGTGGCGTTCCCCGGCCTTGCCTACATGTTCCTCCACGACCTGCTGGGGCGCTGGGATGTTTGGCTCCAATGGGCATTGTGGTCGCTGGGGGTGGCCCTTCTCGGGCTCGCGGCGCGCCGGGACCACGCCCAGCCGGCTTCCTTTCGGGACCGGGCGGTCCTGATCGGATGCCTGGCGGTTATGGGCACGGCGCTTGCCCTGCCGATCCTCGGTGAAATTCTGGACTGGCACCCGTAGGTCGCAGACGGACCTCGCCATCACAATCGGCCACCCTGCCGGCCCGCCGCCGAGGCCGCCTGCCGCCGCGCCGGTCATTCGCCCCGCTCCCCGGCCAGCATCTTCCGATAGCGGGAGATCGTCGCCGGCGACATCCCGAGCTTCTGCTCGATCCGTTTGTAGGACCACCCTTCCCGAAGCAGAGCCTCCACCTGGGCCGCCCGCGCCAGCCTGGCCGGCGTAGCCTCGGGCACGGGCTGGCCTTTACGGCGCGTTTGCGGGGGGCCATCGCGCGCCTTGGCGGCGGCCCGCTCGCGCTCGGCTACGCGCGCCATCGCTTCCGCGATCTCGTCCTCGGTCCATGGCCGCGCGGCGCTCAAAACGGCTCCTCCGCGTCGCTTTCGGCCAGGCACCGCGCCATCCGATCGCGGACCCGCTCCCGGGCAATGTCCGCCGGGGTGCCGAGCATCATCCCGATATCCTCGGCCGACCATCCGTCGCCGGCCCGCTCCAGCGCCCATGCCTCTTCGTCGTCACGCCACGGGCGGGCGCTGTTGCCGGCGGTGGCGTTCAGCCCGGCCAGGGCCGTTGTCGTGGCACGCACCAGCGCGGCCATCGACACCAGCATCTCGTTATCGCCATGCGCCAGCCGCACGGTTTCGGCCGACCGGTCGATGTCCTTGACGTGCAGGTTGGTCATCCTTCCCCCTCGCCGCTCGCGGCGGCTTCCGTGATGGTTCGCCCGGCGGTGGCGACGTCGCGGGCGGCCGCGCCGCCGCGCTCGGCGAGCTGCACCGCCTGTTCGAGCTGTTGCGCCCGGGCGCGCTGCTCGGCCATGGCGTCGGCCTGTTCCCGCGAGACGAGGAAGCCGGCCGGCGCGCCCCGCGCCTCGACCAGCGCCTCGACGTAGCCATCCGGGTCCAGCCGGTCCATGACGCGCGGCTTGACCTGCGCCAGCGGCGCCAGCTCCTGCACGATCCGCGTCATCGCCGCCGCTTCCGAGGATTTCTGCGCCGCCGCCGCGGCGGACTGGTAGTCCACCTCGAGGGCCACGCCCTGCGCCTCCTCCGGCGGCGGCGGGATCTGGCCGGCGCGCCACAGCATGGCGAACCGCCGCTCGATCTTCGGGGCGAGGAACTCGGCTTGGATGCGGCCCATATGCGGCGCCCACAGGCGCTGGCGCTGCGCCTGTATCTCCATGACCTCCATCTCGTTCAGGCCGGTGCGGCCGGCCAGGGACAGCAGCGTCCAGTTGAAGGCGTCCTTGATCGCCTCGACCTTGGCGCGCTTTTCCTCGATCGTGAGCCCGATATTCGCGTGCTGATCGAGCGTCTGCAGCATGGGCCGGCCCTGGAAATCGACACCGCCAAAGACCACCTCGCCGGGGCGCACGCGCCCGGACATGCTCCAGTGCTCGTGGTCCGGTGCCAGCTTCGTGGGGTCGGCCGCGTTCTGCGCGGCGCGGATGGTGGCGTCTTCCATCCGGTGCAGCAGCCGCGCCGATGGCAGGGCGACGTGCCCCGGCCCGGTGCCGACGGTGAACCCGCTCTCGACGTCCCAGCGCGGCACGTAGAACGGCATCTCGTCGTAGCCGCGCTCGCGCACGACCGTGGCGCCGATCTCGCAAACCTGCCGGCTGGCCCAGGGCTTGCCCTCCGGGCCGATGTTGCCCGGGCGCCACGCCTCGTTGCCGCGCACATGGTGATAGAACGCCACCTTGTCGGTGCGCCCCTTCTCGGCCATTTCGCGCAGCCGCGGCGGCAGGGTGGCATCCTCGCCGAACGCGCCCATGGCCTGTGCGGGGGTCAGGTGAAACTTGCGCACCACCTCCACCACCCGCCCGAAGGCGTCGATGTCCCACACGGCCTCCGCCAGCGACAGGGTCAGATCGATGATCCGCCGCTCCCCGGGCACCGCCTGATCGTATTGCACCGCGTTGCCGAACGCCGCGATGTCGGAATAGACCTGCATGGCGGCCGGGTAGAAATGGCTCACCGCCGGGCCGAAGCTCGCGAAGACGCGCTTGGAGGCGATTTCGAGCCATTCGCGCATGGGCTGGAAATCGTTCAGATCCGGGTCGGACGTCTTGAGCCCCATCCAGCGGCTGGCAGGGTTGGTGACCGTTCCGTACAGCTCGCCGGCGAAGGTGCTCTGGGCGATCACCGGATCGCTCGTCAGCGGTTTCTCGAGTGTCCGGGCGGTGGGGCTGTCCAGCCCGAAACCGCCGCGCTGCGGCCGGATCAGGCTGGCGATCGCCTCCCAATCCTGCTCGAACTGTGCCCGCGCCTGCTTGAGCTCGTGCCAGCGGCGCATCGCCTCGTCGGCGCGGGGGTCGCGGGGCTCGGCCATCACGCCCCCGTGCCCATGGTGTCGTTGCCGCCCGCCGGAATGCCGGTCGGGCTGGTCAGGATGTTGGCCGCGGCGCCGGCGCGCCGCTTGCGCAGGCGCGCCTCGATATCGGCGCGCTCGCGCGCCTCGCGCCCGTCGGTGCTGGCGATCTGCTGCGCCGCGGGTTTCGGGGTTCCACCGAACAGTCCGCCCATGATCAGCTCTCCTCTTCCGGGGGCAGGTATGCGAATTGAAGGAACGTCGCGGCGCCGCCGATGCCGAAGCCCGGCATCGTCGCCTCGTGACGAAAGCCGAGCGCGGTCAGGAACCCGGCCGCCGTCGGGTGGCCATCCATGCAGCGCGCCTCGACCCGGCGGATGCCCATGGCGTCGCACCATTCGGGCAGGCGGTTGCGCACCTCGATGGCGGCCACGCCCAGCTCGCGGCGCCATGCCAGGCGGTGCCGCGACAGGAACCCGGCCTGGGCCACGCCGCCCTCGCCGTGCGGCGCCAGCGCCATGACCGCGAACGGGCACCAGCGCCCGCCCCGCGCGGCGTGGAAAACCCATGATCCGAGGTGCTGGGCCTGTGCCGCGTGCCATTCCGCGAACAGCGTCAGGTAGTGGGCGGCGTCGCCGCGCAGCGCCCGGATTTCGGCCAGATCCCATGGCTCCAGCGTCTCGAACACGGGCAGGGCCGCCTCGGGCGTGTAGGCACGTGCTTCCACCGGCATGTCAGCGCCCTCCGTACGGGTTCAGGACATCGTGCCCCACGGCAAGGCCGCGCGGGGCGTCGGGCGCGCCAGGCCGGTCGGCCCCCGCCGCACCGGGCCGGTTGGCCGGGAACGTGATCGGGCTGGTGCCGTCGGGGCGATGCTCCGACAGGAGCAGGTATTGCAGCGCGTCCAGGACGTTGGCCTCGGGCACGCTCTTGTCCGGCACCTTGCGCTTCTCGCCGCTCGGGCTCGGCTGATCGGACCACACGTAGCGCGCCGCGAAGCCCCGGATCAGGTGCTTGCAGCCGGGATCGATCAGCAGGCCCGGCAGGCCGCCATCCAGGTATTCCAGCGCCGCGCGCACCGCCTCCAGCCGCGGCTGGATGCGGTTGGTGCCGATGCGCTGCGGTTTCACCGCAAAGCCGGCCGCCCGGCCGACGATCCGGTTCCACGTCGCGTTCTCATCGGCCGCCTGGCTGGCGCCGTGTTCGCCTGCCATGTCGCCCCAGCCCGCCTCGATCCGGGCCCCCGCGAACCGCGGCGACTCCAGCAGCGTCCGGAGGCGCGCGCCGAAGGTGCGGGCCATGAGCCGCTCATCCGGATGGAAAAGCTCGGCCAGGATCAGCCAGTGATAGGGCGGCACCAGCTGGGCGACCACCGCCGCCCCGCGGAACCCCTGGTCCAGCCCGATGCGCAGCGGCAGATCGCGCCGCACCTCCAGCGGCGCATCGGCCACGTGCACGCGCTGACTGAACTCGCGGCGGAACACCGGGTCGCCGATCCGCAGGTATCCGACGCGGTTGCGCACAAGGCGCTCGACCATGTCGCCGCGGCCGGCCAGCGTCATCGACGCGATCTGGCGCTGGTAATAGCTCGGCGACAGGTTGTGCAGGTTTTCGGTGTCGCCTGCGCCGTAGCCCGGCTGGTTGTAGAACGCGATCTCGATGCGCCGGGCGCCCTGCGGCAGCTCCGCCGACAGGTCTTGCGACAGGCGCTTGCGCTCGTCGGGATCGTGGAACACGCGGAAGGTCCAGTTGTCCTCGTCGGGCGCGTTGAAATCGCCGATGATCTGGCCGTAGGATTGCAGCTCGGGCGGATATCCCGACAGGTGCTGTCGCCCCGGCCACCGGTCGATCCGGCCGATACCGACCGTGAGGATCTCGACGGGCAGGGTATCCGCCTCGTTCAGCGCCAGGTCGGTGGTCTGGACGCCGCGCATGGCCGCGAAGATGTCATCGCCATACGCCATGAACTCGGCCGTGAACTCGATCGGGCCGTGCGGATCGTCGAACGCGATCACGTGCGAGACCGGGTCGCCCCGGCCGCCCGACCACTTGCCCAGGGCCTTCGGGAACACTTCGAGGTAGCTCGGGATCGTCGTGGACCATAGCTGGCGATAGGTCTCGCGCACCAGCAGCAGCTTGTAGCGCCGCACCCCGTCCAGCACCGAGCGCGGCATCTGCACCGCGCGGCGCATGCGGGATTTCAGCATGGTGGTTGTCTTGCCCGATCCCACCGGCCCCTGCAGCCCGACGATATCCGCGTCCGACCAGTAGGCCGCCTCGGCGACCGGCCCCGGGAAATCCGGCGCGTGCACATCGGGCAGGTTGTCGGCGGCACGTTCAGGGTCTAGCGTGGCCACCGCATCGGCCGCGGACAGCCGTGTCAGATCGCCATCCGCGGCCGGCTGGCTTCCCCCACCCGTTTCGGGCGCGGCCAGCATCGCCCCCGCACCCCGTGGCCAGCTTCCCGGTTTCGCGCTCATGGCCGCCCCCGCCGATCACCGGAAAGCTGTATGGCCTCACACAGGGTGGCAGAGGGGGTCGCGCGGCGACCTCCCCCCCCGGGGGTGCGCGCGCCGCGCGCATC